ATGCGGAGACACCTCGATTTTCAGATGGGGGCCGATATTCTCGATTTTGGCGTTGAAGTTCTTCACCAGCAGGATGATGCCCAGGTCAGCATTCTGCAGCTTGTACTGGTACCCGGAATCCTTGCTGACGCGACCCGAGTGCCAACGCTGGCCAGCGAAGTCAACGATGGTGCCGGGCTTGTCGAAGAGGCTCATGATTTCCGGGCGGATCAGGCCGCGATAAAGCTGGCGGACGGTATCGACGCCACAGCTCAGGAGGCGGATTTTCGAGAGGTCATGAATCTGGCCGGATGAAGGGTCTACGAAGTAGCGAATGAATTCTTCTACTCGGGGAAAATCCTTGATTTTGCTCATTGGTTCCAACCTTCAACTTTTAGACTTTTGTGAGACTTCACAGTCTTTCGAAATCGGTTTATCTGACGTGCTACAGGGACGTCAGCGCGCCTAGCGGTCGGCAAGGCGCGCGGTCCCACCGGCTGCGCCGAAGTGCCCGCGCGCCTGCTCGACCGCCTGCGGAACAAGCGGACTTACTGCATCAGGGACAGCTACCCCTCTTTCCTCGGTGTGAATGGATGCAGTGAGCAGCACAACGAGGTTCGTTCCACGGGTGCGGACAGAGGTCGAACGAAAGACGGGACCAATCAGCGGGATATCGGAGAGGAAGGGCACGCGGGAGACGGACTCGTCCGTCTGTTCTGATCGGAGGCCGCCCAGGAGCACACCACCGCCATCGGGCAATTGCACCTTGGTGGTGATGCGGCGAGTGTTGGTGATGATGTCGGCAGCGCTGCGATCATCAGAGACAGTCGAGGCGGATTGGTTGACGCTGAGTTCGATAGCGCCTGATGGGGTGATGAAGGGCGTTACATCGAGCGAGACGCCTACATCCTGGCGGACGATAGTCTGAAAAGGATCAGAGGCCGGCGTAGATCCACTGGTGGTTTGCCCGGTGATAAACGGGACGTTCTGGCCGACGACGATGGAAGCAGCTTCCCGGTTGAGGGTGAGCAGTTGGGGCGTTGAGAGGATGCGGTTGTTGCCCGTGACTTTGACGGCCTGCAGGAAGGCCGAGAGTGTTGGCCCGTTGAAGGTGAGGCTGAATCCCAGGTCGGATTTGTCGGAGCTGCGCAGGCTGATCCCGCCCAGCTCGGTTCGATCACGCTGGGCGGTGAGGTTGAGACCGAGGGCTTCGAAGTCGCTGTCAGCCAGCTCAGCCACCACAGCGGTGATCACGACTTGGCGACGTGGCTTGTCGATTTCCCCGAGCAGGCTTGCGACGGTATCGAGCTGCTGTTGTGTGGCGGTGACGATGACGGCGTTTGAAGTCGGTGAGGGTGTAGCCATCAGAGACGGCATACCGCTTTCGTTGCGTTCAGTTTGTGCCCGTAGCACGTCGAGGATGGATTGATAGGCGAAGTCGGCTTGCAGGTGCTGGAGCTGGAAGACGCGGGTTTTGAGATCCAGTGGTTCGGGTATGGGCTGCGCGCTGATCAGTAGCGTATTGCCGCGTGCGGTGAGGTGAAAGCCAGCAGATGCGACGGCGTTGGCGATCAGCGCTTCAAGCTCTACGTTGCCGTCATAGGTGGCAAAGATGCTGATAGGTGCATTGCGGATATCCGAGCCAACCACTACGGACTTGTTGAGCATCTGCGACGACCATTCCACGAAGTCTTGCAGGGTGGCGTCATAGAGTTCGATCCGTTCGGCTGATTTGGCCGGTGCCGTGAGTACCAGGAAGAGCAGCAGGGGCAGCAGGAAGAACATGGCAAACAACCTATCCGAACGATCAATCATGGCGGATCACCTGTAGAGGGAAATGTATTGATCACCGCGAACCAGCAGGGCTTCGCGGGGGCCTCGGTCTTTCACCACCACATCGCGAGCCATAAGGTCGTCCGAGCTGATGCGGTCGCCGCTGGGGCCGGTGAATACGTAGAAGGTCTGGCCGGCCAACAGGCCGTAAGTGGCGATGCGGTAGTCGCGGAAGTCATCAGACAAGGTGTTTTCGGGCTGGATGGCGGCTGCGGGTGCGGTTTGCTGTTGGGCCTGCTGCACAGGCAGGCGGCTGTAGGCGATAGCGCCAAACACCGGAACGCTGATCACCAAGGCGAAGAAGGCGCCCAGGGCAAAGGCGTTGAGGACGCGAGTACGACGGAAGAAGATTTTGGTGGTGCGCATGAAGAACCCCGCGTTGCGCTGGGCTGATGGGAGCGGACGACGCCAGTACCCAGGCGGCAGCATGGAGTACGAGCCTTTGTCGTAGCCCTTGTCGTATTCCTGGGTGGTGTCGTAGTAGTCGTAGAACTCTTCGCCGCGGTAGAACCAGTCATCGACCTTGGGCGAGTTGAATTTGGCACCGTACTTGACGATGGCCTGATGCATTTTCGGCAGTCGGCCTTTGAAGAAGCCGAGCGAGGCGATACGCAGAAGCGGACCAACCGGGAACGGCAGCTTTATGCGGTCCCAGCGGTTGATATAGACGACGTGTTCAGCGATGGATTCGCGGACTTGCTTGTCGATGACGTTGACGTTTTGGACGCACAACCAGAGGTCCCAACGGCGCTTGCGCAGGAATAGGAAGAACTTGAGCAGGTCGGAGCGGCCGCCTTGGTTCCAGTCGCGGGAGTTGAGCCATACGCCAGCTTCGTCGAGGAAGATCCCGCCAAACTGTTCTTCATCGTAGGTCTCGCAGCCCATGCCCAGACCGATCAGGTCATCGGCGCTGGGGAGGTCCGGCAGACGGACAAGGCGCGAGTATTTGTTATCGCGCTTGCACAGCTTGTCCATCTTCACGTCGATGTTCACGGCAACGCGACGACGCTTTTTCAGGTAGTCGAGAATCCGCATGACCAGCAGCAGGGTTTTGCCCGCGCCGAGCTTGCCGGTGACGATGTAAACGGCCATGGCAGTGACTCAGGTGTGAAGGAATTTTTCGGAAAGCCGCGTCACCCACATGAACACCAGGGACTTGAGGCGGGCGAGGATCAGCAAGCCCATGCACTGGCTGATGTTCGAGGGCAGGAACATGCGGCCGGTGTCGATCCACTCGGGGGCCGTGGCCCTGACAACTTCGCTAATGACGGCATCCATGACGGTGGCAAAGGCGAAGATGGCCCCGGCAATGGCGGCGAGCACCAGAAAGAACAGGCCGACCTTGCGCAGAAAGCTGGTGAAGAACTGGATGAAGGGGCCAATCAACGGGCCAAGAAAGCCCAGGATGAACTTGGCCAAGCCGCTGAACAGGTTGGGGAAGAGCTTCTTGAAAAAGCCGATAAGCCAGTTCATCAGAAGCCTCCCTTAGCCGCTTTGGCGTTTTCCATGCGCAAGGTGGAATAGGCGATGTTCCACAGCCCAATAGCGGTGACTACGTAGATGATCCACTCGAGCAACGGCTTGATGCGCGAAAGGTCGCAGACGGGAAGGATGAGCTTGGTGCTATAGCGGCCAAGCGAGAAGGAGATAGACACATCGTTGCAGCCAGTGGCAGCGGGCAGCAGGTTTTCGGTAAAGCTGAGCAGCTCGGCGACCTGGGAGTTTTCGCCAAACCACTTATCGCCATCGACGTTATCGGCGATTTTATCGAGGCTCAGTTCATCACTAGCGAGTTGTTCATCCTGAGCCTGGCCGAGTTCATCACCGATCATGCCTGCCAGGTCATTGCCAAGGCCGGAGCCGATGCCTTCCAGGCCTTCGCCGTCACCATCACCTGAGCCGTCGTATTCATCGCCAAGCAGGCCATCGGTCAGTTCACCGAGCTTATTGGAAATGCCTTCAAGCACGCCCTTGATAGAGCCGAGCAGGTCATTGCCTTCGCCAATCTTGTCACCGAGTTCATCACCCAGCTTGCCGATAGCTTCGTTGGTAGCGCCTTCGTCAGAGCCTTGAGAGCTGGAGCCGGTTTCGCCGGGGGCTTTGGGATCGTTGTTTTCGTTGCCGTCAGCGTTGCCGCCGTTCTTGGGGTGGTCGGGCGAGCTTTCATCAATCACCTTGGTGGGATCCTTGGGATCCATGCAGGTGAGTTTGCCGTTGAAATAGCCGCAGTTTTTCTGAGGCTTGTCGGCATCAACGCATTGATAGGTGCCATTGAAGTAGCCGCAGCCGGGCTTTTCTTGGAAGCAGCCTTCTTTACCGTTGACGGTGCCACAGCCTTCTTCCTGGGGCTTATGGCAAATGGTCAGGTCGCCATTGGTGACGCACTGTTCTTCAGCAGGCGGAACGTTCGGGTCACGAGGTGGGGTGCAAGACTCGTCGGTGCAGGGCTCAGAGCCTTCACCAGCAGGCTGGCCGGAGCCGTAGAAGTCGCCCGTGCAGATGGCCTTGCCGCCGGTAAGATCAGCAACACATTTGCGACCAGCACCACCGGTATACAGGCAGCCATCTTGCTGAATCTGATCAGGGCAAATGTAAGTTTTAAGGCTTGCGTTGTAGGTGCATTGCTGAGCGGCAGTTATTTGCTTGCCAGAAGTTGCGGCACAGTCTTTAGGTGTTTCACATCCGGCAGTTTGAGCGTTGTAAACTTTGGGAGGTGTGCAGCCAGTGCCGAGGCGAGAAATAACAACAGTAGAACTTAAATCCGCATCCCAGGAATTTTGCCAGCCCAAACGAAAATAATATGTGCAATTAACTGATGATTCATTGACTGGGGAAATGGAAAATGGAGTTGTGCCCGGGGTGGCAACAGACGATGCAACTTGTGAACAAACTGATGATGGGTTTGAGCCAGTAAATACCGTACCAGCACCGTTTTGAGTGCGCCAGTAATAATCCTCAGCCAACGCCAAATGCCCCCACCCCATAAGGGTGAGGGCCACCAGCAGGCGACCAAGGCCGCGAATCTTGGCCGCCATCGGCTTAGGCGCCCGCAGCGCTGAACAGACGACCTGCCAGCTTGAACAGGGCCACGCCGCCACGGATGACGCCGAAAAGGATGGCACCGGCTGCCATCAGGGTGCCAAAAGCGCCCGCCAGGTCGGTGAAAACATCCATGATTTCAGTGGGGATGGTGATGGCCGCGTTGGCAGCACCGGCAGTCATGCCAGCGGAAACGACGAACAGCATGGCCATGAGCTTTTGAGGGCTGATGCCTTGCTTCTTGGAAACGTCGCGCAACCGGGCGACGGCGGTTTGTTGTTGCACGTTCATAACGAACATCCTCAGTTGGTTGATGCGTCGATGATTTCTTTCCAGCCAAGCCGGAAAGCACCCCAGGCGACGCCGAGCCCGAGAGAGCCGATGAAGAGCCCAGCGATAACGAGGTATTGCCCCCAGGTGAATGACATTGCCCGTTACCTCTGGTGCCCGTGAATGAGGCCAAGGGCGGCCAGATAGACCAGCCCTTGAAGGAATTGCAGGGCCCACAGATCACCCAGGGTGACGTTGGCGAGGTAGCTTTCGAGCGATCCCATACCGGCACCTATTGCGTTGTGTCCGTGAGCGCTGCGCCGTCTTCTTCTTGCTCAGCCAGGGCCTTGCAGTCAGGGCAGACGGCGTAGTCGGGAGCCATGCCGAAATCAGCCGCCCAGCCGCTGGAGTCAGCGGGATGGCCGTAGACTTGGCCCATGTTGGCCAAGCACAGGTCACAGAGGACGCGGCCGTGAATCAGCATGGCGATGGCCTGGGGTTAGGCCTTGGGAGCTTCAGCCGGCTTGGGCTGTTGCTGGCCGGGTTGGGCAGCAGGCTTGGCGGCCTGGCCTTTCGGGTTCACGGCTTCGATGTGCAGAGCCAGATTCTTGCCCTTGTTCTGGCCGCCGCGTGCCACGTCGAAGGTGATGCGCACCAGCTCCAGCGGGGCGAACTGGGCGCCGGCTGCGAATACTTCGTCGGCGGCGTCTTCAGCGATAGCCATGCCGATGATGGACAGGCCGTGCTCGGTCTTGCCGTCCGGTTCGTCGCCGTAGAAGACCTTGGCGTATTTGGTGTCATCCACCTGGGTCATCTGAGTGCAGAGAAATGCAACTTCCATAGTCGAACGTGCCATTTGTGTTTCCTCGCTTAGTTGCGCGTTATTGCGCGGTTTTGCCTTTCAGCAGGCCGAGCGATCCCGCACGGGCAAACTTTCGTTTTTGCCCGAGGGTGGTTCTCGACTTGCCGGGGTTTAAATTCCGGTTATACGTTTAATTACTGGGCGACCCCTTCGGGGCAGGCTCTATGCGCTTCGCTTACCAAGCCAAACGGTGAAGCGTGTTTGTCTTGGCCCTTCGGGTAACGATCCTTTTCGCTCTTGCGACTCCGTCGCGCTTTAACACCAAGGGCTTTGCCCTTGTCATCCCACTCTTGCCGCCGAGGGCTCGGGAGCGCGGGGCGGTGGAGCTGCCCCACACTCACGAGCGGAGGCTATTTAGGGTGGTGGGTGTTCAAGGGTTCGCTCTGCCCGTGCCTCCGTTTGACCGAACGGTGAAGCGTGTTCGGACAAGCCGGGGGCGCGGCCCTTGACCTGTTCAGAGTCGGTGGCGTTGGCCGGGTCGCTGGGGGCGCACTGGTGAATGACATAACGCCCCCATTGATCAGCGATAGCATTTGCAATGCCCTGATAGGTGCGGGAACGGTTCTTCCAGCGGTCGGGGCCGGGTGCCATGTGGTGAACCACTGGGGCACGGCCTTCCACGACGTCGGTGGGCTGGAGCAGCGGCAGGTTCTGGAGCCAGAAGTGGGTTTCCTTGCGCTCGCCATGGCCGAACATCCAGGGCTGAACAATCTGGTCAGGCTTGCGAATCTGACTGGAGATCACCGACTTCGGATTCTCCAGAGCCTTGAAGCGGATGGGAGCAGCCAGCAGGGTGCGGACGAAATCCAGGGCGCGAGCCTGACGACCGTCTGCGATCTTCTCCGGGAACCAGCGAGCGCCAGAGGTCGCCAGGTCGGTGCATGGCGGATGGGCAATCAGCAAATCCCAGCCCCAGTCGAGCACGTCCAGGACGTCGCCCTGGATGTGTTCGCCTTCAGTTTCGGAGGGCATCAGGTCGCAGCTCACGGCATAGAAACCGACGCGGGTCAGGGCATCGCGGACGCGGCCGGAGAATTCGCAGGCGACCAAGGCGGTTGGCTGTCTCATGCGATCACCCCACCAGCTCGAACGGTTCGCGCAGGGGAACGAAGGGCGTTGGTTAGCCGGTGTCGCTCACAACGTGCCAGTACTTCAGCGGACGGTTGCCGGGCCTGTGTCTCTCGCAGGTATAGGCCTGCGTAACGTGGTTCCGACCATTGACCACGGACCATCGCGCGGGGCGGCAGTCGGTGCATTGTATGTATGGGTAGGTAGGCGCCTTCGGCGGAACCCAATTGCGGCTTAACCAGCACACAGAGCAGTCGCAATTCACGGCGTGAGGTTGGCGCAGATACTGGCTCAGGCTTTTCATTGGAGGCATCCAAAGCAGGTAACTTTTCTAGGCGGGCTTTGACCTCTAGAGCGGCTTTGTGACGATCCCACCAAACGCTGATAGGCATGCAAGGC